AGAAAGGAATTTCTATAAGAGATGTACGTATTACTCTTGGTAGTAATATGAAAAATACAGATGGTGCAGGACGAGCAGTATTTGGTCCATATGTACCTCCACAGAGTTTTAGTTGGCAAGCATCAAAAGCTGGATATCAAAGTCAGAATGGTTCGGCAAGTATAAGTAACGACGACGTCTATGTGAATGTCGTGATGGTAAGGAATAAGTGTCAAGTTACTTATAATGTAAGGACAAAAGCTGGTACACCTATTTCAGGTGTAACAGTAGAAGATAATATAAGTTCTGGTGTTACAAGTTCAAGTGGTACATTATCTTGGTTGGTACCTTGTAACGACACATATGCGTGGGTAGCAACAAGTCAGAATTACTTTACAGAGAGCGGAAGCTATACGGTAGGGCCAGAAGAGTTCAGTAAGACGGTGAATATAATAATGGAAGATGGTGCAGTATTAGAAGTAAATGTATCAAGTGGTACAAATTTGACACTTCCAGTGCTGAATACATCTTCCATGGGATTAAACAATCTGCGTGTTAAATGGGGAGATGGTGACCAGACATTAGGAACAAGTTCACATACCTATAGTTCAGGAGGAACGAAGATAATATTGTTCGATTTTAATGGGATGTCTGCCAATTTATCGTGGAGTGCAGATGGATTTTCAAGTTTCCAAAATTGTTTGACAAAAGTAATTAAGTGGTTTACTGAGGATGTGAGAACATCATGGAATAAAGGAGCTTTCCAAGATTGCAGCAGTCTTGAATCGGTTGTAAGTTGGACTACAAGTCTTATGAGTGGTTCGGCAGATTCGTTCTTTTACGGATGCAGTAGCTTGAGAAGCGTTCCGGCAGGATTGTTTGATTTTATAACAAGTGGTACGTTTGTGAGTACATATAGAAATAGTGGATTGAGCGGTTCAGTGAACTTGTCAAGCGTGCTTGGAGGAAATTTGATAAGTGATTACTCCTATTGTTTCTATGGATGCAGTAATATTTCATCTGTAAGTGGACAGTTAAGGACATCAAGTAACAAGACATCTTTGAATTATATGTTTACTGGATGTACAGGAATGTCAAGCATAAGTAACGATATTGGAGCGACGAATATAAACACATGTATCTACATGTTTTCTCGTTGTTCCAATTTACAGTCACCGTGCAGAATATCATTTAAATATCTTTCGGGTGAAACGATAAACGCATACGGTTTTTGTAATCTTTCGGGTGTATCGTCATTGCCGAGCAATCTGTTTTCTGGAACCGTGGGTGAGTTGTCGCTGGCACAAGCATTCTATCAATGTACAAATTTGACGAGTATAAG